ATTTATAATGCCTATTAAAATAGATATTACAAAATCAAAAAATATCTGGAAAGATAAAATACGTCTTGCTCGTAAACCAAAGCTAGAAGAATTAGATGTTGAATTTGTTAGAGCACAAGAAACAGGTGCTGATACTTCTGCTATAGTAGCGAAGAAAAAAGAGCTAAGAGATTATCCTGCACAAGTAGATTCAAAAACAACATTAGATGAAATTAAATCTGTATGGGATACAGATAAATTAGGAGAAAAATAACACATGAGTAAAACAACAATACCAGCAGGAGGGATAGCAGATTCAGCAGTCACTACTGCAAAGATAAATGCTGATGCTGTTGACGCAACTAAAATAGCAGATGATGCAGTATCAGAAGAACATTTAGATGCTACTGCTATAACAGGACATACAGCTTTAGCAGAAGCACCTGCTGACACTGATGAATTTTTAATTAGTGATGGCGGCACTTTAAAAAGATTAGATGCTAGCTATATTGGTGGCGGAGGATTTACTTTATTAAGCTCTCTTAATGGTAGTGGGGTTACTCATGCAAACGCAAGTGTAGATAATATATTTACTTCTACTTATGATGTTTACAGAATGGTTGGATTTATGGCTCCAAGTCAAGACGCTGAAGCAAGAATTAAATTAAGAAGTGGTGGCTCAGACGTAAGCGATGGAAATTATAACTGGGTAAACATGGCTAGTTATGTGCCAGATAGTGGAAGTACAACTACAGATGTTTTACATAGTAATCACGCAGACGATGTTTGGGAATTTGGCTCGGCTGATATTAATTCAGATAATGACAGTGATGTAGTTGCATTTGATTTTACATTACATGACCCAAATACAAATATGCTTTCAAGAACATATATGACTGGACATACAGTTTTTAGAAATGGTGGAAGTGCAAAACTTTATTCTGAAATATTTGGTGGAGGTAGAGAAAGTAATCCTAATGCTGATGGAATTAAATTTTTCTTTTCAGGTGGCACAATGAGATACTACAGAATTAATATTTATGGAGCTAAGCAATCATAATGTATAAAAATTTAAACGGAAAAGAAGTAGAACTAACTGCTGAAGAAATTACTGAATATAATAATTTACAAGCAGAATATAATGGCAGTGCAAGAAAGTTAAGAAAAATAAAATCATTAAGATTAGAAAAACTACAAGAAACTGATTGGTGGGTGTTGCGTGGTAATATGAGCACAGCACAAACAAATTATCGTCAAGCACTGAGAGATATTCCTTCTAATTATGATTCAAGTAAATATGATGAATTATTAGCTAGAGATGCTGATAAAAAATTAACACACAGTGTATGGAAACAACCAACGGAGTAAAACATGGCACTAAGTAAAATAGATATAGAAAATATGGTAACAGGAGAAGTCAATGTTGCTAATGGTGGCACTGGTTTATCCTCTGGAACATCTGGACAATTTTTAAAATTTACAGGAACTACTACTTTAGCTAGTTCGGCTGATAACGCAGGGAAAGTTTTACAAGTTAAGTCAAAATTTTTAAGTACTTCCGTAGCACAAACTGGTAGTAATATTTCTACAATAATTGAAAGTGATACAATTACATTATCATCTTCATCTAATTCTTTATATTGTATAGCTAGTGTTAACTATGACTTACAAGGTTATTCTAATACAACAGACCCTGCCGCACAATTTTATCTATATGATGAAGCAGACAATGCTATTGCAAATGTAAATATAGAAAGACAAATGACAAACAATGCTGATGGGAGAGAATCAGTTTGTGTTTTACAAGCATTTTATTCTCCACCAGATACAAGCGAAACTGTTAGAGTGAGATATAAATGTGATAATGGACAAATAAGAGCAAGAGGAAGTAATAACTATCATAATGCTAGTTGTTTAACAGTAATGGAGATTTCAGCATAATGAAAGATAAATTTTTAATAGCAGTAAAAACTTTAAAATCTGATGCTTATTTTACTTATGAAGGTAATCCTCCAAGCACAGAAGAAGAATATAATAATGTTAAATGGATTACAAATGGAACTTCTACTGATGCGGCTAACTATGGAAGTGCTCCAAGTGAAATTACATGGACAAAAGTAAAAGAAGAAATGGATAAACTATAGGAGATTAGATGGCATACATAGGACAAGGAATTAAACAGGGCACATTTAAGGTACTAGATACATCAGGTAATACTTATAATGGCTCTAATGTTACATTTAGTTTAGGCACACAAGTTGGTTCTGCGGCACAGCTTCTAGTATCGCATGATGGTGTAATTCAAAAAGCAGGAACAGATTATACTTTAGCTAGTGGTGGCGCATCAATTACATTTAGCACAGCACCTGCAAGTGGTGCCTCTATATTTATTACAGAGATATCTGGTGCAGTTGGTGGCACAGTTACACCTTCTGATACATCTGTAACAGCAGACAAACTTAACACTGCTTTACTAACAGGACACACAGATATCGGAGCTAACATAGCAGATGCAGATTTATTTTTAACAGACGATGGTGCGGGTGGCACTTTAAGAAAGACTGCCGCTTCTAGACTTAAAACATATGTAGGAGCAGGAGCAGGAGCTTTTAGTATTGCTAACCTTGACATTGATGGAGGCACAGATATTGGTGCAGATATCGTTGATGCTGACTTGTTTATTATTGATGACGGAGCAGGTGGTACGAACAGAAAGGTAGCCGCATCTAGAATTAAAACATACGCAGGAGGTGGTTTAGTATTATTACATAATTCTACAAGCACAAGTGCAACATCTGCTATTACAGTTAGCAACGTATTTTCTGATACTTACGACAGATATTTATTAGAAACTAGTTTTATGCCTGTAACTAATAATGCTGAATTACTTATGAGTCTTGTAGACGGTAGTGGCAACGTTCTTTCAAGTTATTATCAAGCAACTTTAGGTCGTACGCAGGCAGGTAATGACGACCACACTGATAATGATGGAAGTTCTGATGGGTTTAGACTTCGTGGTGGGAACGGAAATTCTAGTAGTCGTATGCAACATCAACATATTATTTTAAATGGCCCTACGTCTCCTTACAGTAATTACCAAGGTGTAATGTTTATGAATAGAGGTTTTGATAACTCAAACAATTTTGAGTTTCATACGGGCGGTGGATTTCTTACATCATCAACAGATGCTGTAAGTGTAAAATTTGCCTATAATACTGGAAATATTAATGTTAGTTCCATAACAATTTATGGAATGTCAGGAACGGATAGTTATTAATATGACATTTAAATTAAGTGATGTAGCAAATGAAATAGTAGATGGTAAAGTTGTTGAATTAACAGACGAACAAAAACAAGTTTACGTTGACAAATGGAACGCTGAGTTAGCAAAAGAACCATCTAAAAAATTAATTAGAATAAAAAAAATAAGAGATCAAAAACTTTTAGAAACTGATTACTTTGGAGTTTCTGATAGAACTATGAGTGATGCTATGAAAACATATCGTCAAAATTTAAGAGATATACCTGCTAATTATGACAGCTCTAAATATGATGAGCTTCTTGCGATAGAGACAGACGTAAGTAAAACTAATTATGGACAGTTAACTCATAGCGTGTGGACTAAGCCTAGCTAATGTTATTAGGACACGGATCAGTAGCAGAACATCCTTTTGCCTCTATTAGAGGAACAGGTGTATTAAACGTAGGATCAGCTTTTATTAGTGGTCTTAGTCTTACATCAACTTTAAATAGTTTGGAGAGTGTTACAGGAAGTGCTTCTGTTTCTGCTGCAACAAACGTTGCAACGTTTTCTATTGGAACAGAAACTGTTACAGGTACTGCTGCTGTAGATGTGACAACAGCTGGACAAATGACATTTAGTATTGGTGACGAAACAGCTTTTGGTGAGGCGTTTCAAAACTTGGTGTCACTATCTGTTGGTGAACCAGACTTCTTTATTTGGAATGAAATAGATGATAGTATGACAGCAACATATACAGACGTAGAACCAGGATCAACGGATTAAGGAGATAAGATGGCATCGACATATTCAAGTGCGTTAAATTTAGAACTACAGGCAACCGGTGAAAACTCAGGATCCTGGGGTACTAAAACAAATAACAACTTACAAAAATTAGAATCAGCAATAAAAGGCTATGTATCTATTGCTATTGCAAGTACAACGGATTCATTGGTTGCTACTGATGGATCTACAACTGATGAACAAAGTAACGCTATAATTAAACTTACAGGCACACTATCAGGTAACACAACCATGCAGGCAGAAGCTGTAGAAACATGGTACATAGTTGATGATGCAACTACACACGGCGGTAACACACTAGGATTTAAACCGGCAGGCGGAACTGCTGTCAATCTTGTACAAGGTGCAAAACACATTTTGTATTCTGATGGTTCTACTATGTTTGATGTATTAGCTGATGCAGGTAATATAAAAGCAAACGGAACATTAGATGTAGTAGGTAACACATCACTTGACGGTGGTACATTTGTATTTAACGAGTCATCAGCTGACTTAGATTTTAGAATAGAAGGTAACGGCGATGCAAACTTATTCTTTACCGATGCTGGTAATGACCGTGTAGGTATAAAAACAAACTCACCTTCTACAGAATTAGATGTTGTAGGTGGTGTCAAAGCCACTGGTGCAATTGACTTTGATGGTGGTGGATTTACATTTAACGAATCTGGTGCTGCTCTTGATTTTAGAATAGAAACAGATACTTTAACGCATGCTTTCTTTGCTGATGGTTCTGCTGATAAAATAGCTTTTGGTACGTCTTCTCCAACAAGTGCACTTGTAACAATAAACCAAGCTAGCACTTCTGCGGCAATAGCTTGTTTAACTTTAGATCAAGATGATACTGATCAAGAGTTTATAAGATTTGATGGAACTAGTGCTTCAGATCAAACAAAAAGTTTAACAACAGACACAAGTGTAGGAGATTTAACAGGGCATATCAGAGTAAACATTAATGGCACAGATTTTTGGATACCTTATTATGCCACTAACTAAACTACAGATTGCCCCAGGCATAGATAAACAAAACACCGAGTACGGTGCAGAAGGTAGATGGGT